GCGCGTCGTCTCATTCGCGATGTAGCTGTCACCGTTAAGCGACACAACATCGAGCGCTTGATACTCGCCAGCCGTCCACTTGCCGAGCGGTTGAAGCGTTGCAGGAACGGCAAACTCCGTCCTCGTCTTGACCGCTTCATCCAGCAACTGCGTAATCTTCTCCGGCAGTTCAGCGGCAGCGAGCTGGATGCGCTGCTCTGCTACCTCAAGCAAATGCGCGTTCTTCTCGCGCTCCTGCATGAGCGCCGTGTACTTTGCGCCAGCCGCCAACTCAAGACGGCTCAGGAGTTCCTTGACCTCTGACGACAGCTTGCCCTCAAGCGCCTTCACCTCGTCGCCAGCCATGACCGCCAGCGCATCGCGCAGGTGCGGCTCGACTTCCTCAAGCGCCAGCGCCACCTCGTCGCGCAACTGATTGCGCAGCTCAGGCAGCGAATTGACGATGCGCGCGATTTCCTCGCGCTGCTCTATCGCCAGCTCGATCAGGTGGTCGATCTGCTTTTGCGTGTCCATGTCTTAGGCGCTCGGATTCAGTTGACGTTGGCAGACTGCGTAACGTTGCGACTCGTCGGGAAACTCAGCGACGACAGTCGCGTCTCCCATACAGCGGGTCAGGAACTCCTCGCCGCTTTCCGCCGCTGCCGGCGTCGGCAAGACAAACTCTTTCTTCTTGTCCGACAGCTCGCGACGATAAGCCTCAATTGAAGACAGCCAGTCTTTCGACGACAGTCGACGAGCAGCAAAGTCTGCTTCGACTTCCGACTTGAGCTGCATCTTCGGCGTTTCATCGAAGTTCTCCTTTCGGTTCAGCCGCTCGACGATAGCGTTGGCCCACGTCTGGCCGGCGTCCCCCCCCCAGCCGTACCAAGCCTGCCACCCCTTCCCCTGCTGGTCCCAGGTCGCGCCCTTCTTGTCGACTTCGTGACGGTCGAAGTAAGCCTTCATGCGGCGCACCGTGTCCTCGGAGAGCGCACGCTTGTTAATGATGTCTCGCGCGCGAGCGATGCCCACCGAGGTCATGCCGCGCTGGCTGGCCGGCTTAGACTCGCGGACCTCCAGCGCGCGCTTGGCATTGGCGACCATTGACTCGTTTGGAACATAGCCATCCTCTGCGAAGTCGATGACGATGCGTTGATCGTGCAGTTCCGAGTCTGCCTGCGAGGCTTCGGGTGCAGGAACCGCACCGACCGCCTTTGCATCTGCTGCGCCCTTTGCCGTTGCATTGACCGCATCGACGGCATCCTGCGTGACCTGACCACCGAGCGCAGACGCCATTGCCGGATTGGCTGGCAACTGCTGAGTGACCATGCGGATCGAGGTTTCTGGCACGCCGTATCGCTGCGCCAGTTCCGAGATGAAGTTTGCCTCAATCGCGATCTGCTCCAGGCGGCCAAACGCATCGGTGCCCTCCTCGGCTGCGATCTCCTGCAACGACTTCGCGCCCTGCCGGTTCTCGTTTAGGTTAGCCGCGGACTCGCGCCCGATGTCAATCGTGAGCTTGGCCGGGAAACGCCACTCGCCACGGGTCGCACGCTTCATGGCCTGCACCACCGTCTCGCCATCGCGGCGCGGAGGAGCCGGAATCAGGTCACGCGCAATCGCGTCGATGATGACTTGGTTCTTGATCGGATCGAGCACCTTGTCCTGCAAGATCCCCTGATGGCGCGTAAACACGCGGTCGGCCGCGGCAAAGTCTGCACGCACGCTCGGCCCCTTGTAGTTCTGCGTACCGAACAGAACGCCCTCGGGAATGCCGACGCCAATTGCGATCTCGTGCATCAGGTGCTGCACGAATCCTTCGAACGCAGCACTAGGCCGCGACGGCATCACCTCGATCTTGTCGGCCGTTCCGAAGTAACGAATCTGCCCTATTTGCGACTCCTCGTTTTTCTGCGTTTGCCCGTTCGCGAGCGTTTGCGCCGGATTAGGCGTAAACAGGTTTCGTGGGTTGGCAGTTCCTCGGTCGGAAAATACGAGGGCGGCTTGCTGACTAGCAAAGCGGACGCCAACCTTTTCAGCTTCGAGAATCTCGTATAGCATCCGAGCCGTGCGGATCGCAGCATGGAAGTCAGTGATTCCACGGTATTGGTCCACGCGGAACGGATCAAAGTAATGACAGAAAAACTGAGCTTCGATGTCTTCTGGATCATAATAGACTCCCTCGCGCGTCACGCGGAAAATGCGGTAGGCCACCGGCCGGCCGAACTCGTTTGTGAAGACGCCTTGGAAATAGTTGTTCGGCTCTGAGCCGAGCATATTAGGATTACCGATGCGCGTTCCGGGCACCAGCTGAATCTTCAGTTCGCCATCGACGCGTCGAATGACGAAGCCACAGTCGCCGTCAACCGGGCGCTGCTCTGCCGCCAGCTGGATAAGTTTCTTGAAAGTATGCCGACCGGTAACGTCGCACGTCTTGCACCACTCGTGGAAGTAATCCGCAACGATGGCGTTGTAGTCGCGGTCACCTGTCGTCGGGCTGTACTCATGCGGCGTCAGGTAGTTGCCAAACTTGCGGCTGATCTCGCGCGCCTCCGGAAAGTTCTCCACGAGGTCGCGGCTTTCCCACATCATCACAATGCGGTCGCGCACAGTCGTCGATGACTCGCTCGGCAGACCGTACTGCTTCGGCGCGTAAAGCCGATTGGTCGTCGCCGCGTTGTAGTTGAAGAGCGCAGCCTGCACGCGCGACTCCAAGCGCTTCAAGCCCCAGGCCGGAGCGATGGCCGAGATGGCCTTGTCATACCAAGGCGCCGTGCTGATGACCTTTGAAGCGTCGAAGTCCATGTTAGTTGCCGTTAAAAGAAACGAAAGTCTGGTCGGTCGTCGTGCCGGCTTGATAGTCGATGGCTGACTGGATCTGACCGAGCATAATGTTGAGGCGGGTCAAATCCGCACGAGTCACGCTTTTGCCGTTCAGGCTGTAGGACGAATTAACCAGCACCGCGCGGATGGCTGCGATGGTCTCAGTCTTCAGCGTTGCCAACGTCGCGCTGTCCAGTCCTTCAAACGGATTATCGTTGCCCATGTAAAAGCGGCAACTGTCCAACCTTTTGACGGTGGACCTCGCTAGCGTTAATCCGACTTCTCCGGAGGCGGCGTGTACCGGATGACGCCGGCAATGGTTGCCATGCAAAGCAGCATGGCCGATGTGTCCAAGCCGTGGTTCGGTGCGTTGCTCCGCACCTCGCGCCACTCCCAGACGCCGGAACGTACCTCGACCTTGGACTCGCCCTTGAGGTGTTCGAGGTAAAGCGGGTTCGCATCGGTGGGAATTTCCCACTTCAAATCGCCCTTGCCATCGAGGGCTACCGCTAGCGTGTCCTTGAAGTAGTCACCAGACCACTCGTAAAAGAAGACATCGCCTCCGCGGTAGTCACTCACGCGCGGCTCAGAGAATGGGAAGTTAACCAGCTTGTCGCTGTGCTCGTCGCGCATTGTCCAAGTCTTGCGACCGTAGCCACGCATACCTCGCCAGCCAAACTCGGCGCAGTCGCGGTCGACATCGCTCGGCCGGTAGCCTCTGTCCTGCGCCACGCACGCATCCGGCACTTGATAGATGCGCTGCATCTCGCGCAGCTGGTCCCGCGTGTCGATGCGGCCAAACCATAGCTGGCGATAGCGCGGACCCGTGGCCGTGCTGAATGCGCCGATCTCGACCCACCAATGATCTAGCTGGCGGTCAAGTGCCATGAACCGGATGACCTCGTTGTCGATCTTCTCGCCGGCTCGGTACTGTGCCGTCGTGTAGCCGGAATCCTTCAGGAAAAGGTTGATCGTTTTCTTTGTAACGAGCCACGGCTTGGCCTCGCGCTTCGTTCGAAAGTCGATGCGCATCTGATCGTCGCCAGTCCGCAGTGAATGATTCTCGGCCTCGCACCAGTCCTCGACCAGCAGGCGCATAGGACGTGATACGAGCGCTTCGATGCGGAAGGATTGGACCTCTGCCGTGGCGTCCGGTCGTTGCGGCACATAGTGACCTGACTTCTTCCAAGCCTCGCGCGTAGCATCGGAATCGCTCGACTCGTGGCCGCAGTGGATGCAGCGAAACCGGCACGACTCGACCGCGCGCGCAACATCCCAAGAGTTGTCATCGCGCTTCGCTGCTCGGTCCCAGACTACGCCGGCGCGATTGGTTCCATCCTTCTGGTCGAATGCGATGATGTGCGGCTTGTGGCAGCTGGGACACTCAGCGTGCCACTCCTGCTGGTTGCCCGAAGTGTAGCTCGCGTGCTCGACGTTGCCCGTCTGCTCGTCCATGATCGGCGCTTGCGAGACGTTGTAGACCTTGGAGCGCCCGACCTCCTCAAACTTACTCACGCGCGCGATGGCGTGACCGTAAGTCTCCTGCCAGCGCGGCAGCCAGATCTCGTCGTTGATCTTGTACCGGATCGACTGCGATTGCTGCGTGGACAGATTGGCCGCGTTCAGCGTCAGGAAGAATCCGCCGAAGTAAATCTCGGTGGTCGTGCGGTGCGGTCCCGGTTTCGGCAGCATCGCAGCCACCGGCCGGCAACGCTC